TTAATCCTTCTGGACAATTATTGACAACTGTTGAAAATTCTATTAATATTCCTGCGTCTGTCTTGACCTGTGTTTACTTCATTCTTAAGAGAAAAGGTTATCATTACACCATAACCGATATATACCGTATGATGCAAGCTGGCTCATTTGGTGATGATACTGCTATTGCAGTTTCAAAAGCCAAAGTTCCTGTTGTGTTCTCCGAATTAGCCCAAGAGATGCTATCTCGATTTGGATTGGTTTATACCGATCCCAAGAAAGATGGTTCCGTTAATGACCATACTACTTTGAATGATCTGCACTTTTTGTGTAGAGAGTTGAAGAAGGATGGAACTTTATGGAAAGCACCTCTGAAAGAAAATTCTATTACCGCCCAGGTGAACTATTTTTCAGACTCAAATAAATTTATGGGATGGGAAGATCATTTCCTTAATTCCATCAATAATGCGTTGAGAGAATGGTATCAATACGGATCCGAAAGGTTCCATGTTGAAAGAAACCGTATTCTCAATTGTGAGTTTGCAAATTACTTTACTGAAGACCAAATTGTTACTTATGAACAAGTTGACAATCAATGGCGTGGCATTTCTCAGACTGCACTTCCATTTATGGAGTGCCCTATTGATGTTATACCTTTTGATTTAGTTGACCTATTACCACAAGGGTGTGATACTGGTTTACCCAGCACCCCACCCTCAGCCCTCATACCTAGGACAGTACTTGATGATGTAGTTGACACCACCGTTCATTTCCAGGAACACGTTGATGCTGAATTGTGCAATCTGTTTTATACAGATGGTGCTTTAGAGCCCAACGACCCTAGAATGGATATTGGTTGTTATGATGAAACCATTTGCGTTTTCGAAGTGTATTGCGGAGAGTTAATCCTCCAAAGTCAAGTCGTGAATCACAATATGGTGACTAGCTACCCATTGCATTTTCTTAAGATTCGTAGAGATCCTGTCGGTTTTAATTTTAATCCTGATCTTGTAGCACGTTATGTGCAAAAGATCTGTGAGACATATTTGACCCCAGTTATTTTTATGCGCTATGAAGATGCAATTTCATTACCCCCTAGTTATATTACCGGGAACATTGCTGTTCTATCTGCTTCATTTCCTGTACGTGGTGATCAATTATCAGTTTCAGCTAACATCGCACAAGGAATTAACTTTGACACAGTTACTTTCTTGTCTACTAATGAGCTTATGACTATTACGGAGATCGTTCGACATATTGTTAGAAACGAACACCTAATATCACAGCTTGTGATCGATGAAGATGAACCTATAATTGACATCAACGAAATTAATCTTGTCCCACAAGGACTCGATGTTGATACAGAATTTGAAATGGAAAGAATTCCAACTGACCCCTCTAAGGAGACCAAACAGGAGTATGACCGCTTCTTTTATGGCGATCGACCAAGTCGAC